GTAACGCTCCCGCGGGGCGTCCCATCTCGTCCGGATCACCTTGGCACTGGCCGTCACGTCAAGCACCGGGTGATAAATGTGCACCGTATCACAAAGGTTGACCGTCTCCAGGGAGGCGATGTCCTTATACTCTTCCGTATCAGCCAGGGAGACAAAGGAAACCGTTAAGTTTTGCTTGATCTCCCACGGCTCGTTATTGGCCAGGTACGCCGCGGCTCGCGCTTCCAGCTGTGCCGCGGTCGGCGTCTCCTCAAAGTCCTGGGAAAAGTCCATCACCACCGTGGAAAAGCCAGGCACATCGGAGGAGTGCCCGGAAGACACTGCACTACCGGATACTACCTTTTTCCCATCCTGCGACGCCCAATAGGGCACGATGGAGGCATAGACGTCGCTCATGTCCGTCAGAGCTTCCAGGTCGGTGAGGTTCTTGCCGTACCGGATCGTGACGCCCTTATCGGATCCCCTGTGCGTCCAGAGCTTTACCGCGTAATTATCAAACTCATAATCGGCGGCGCCGTAGGTGTCCAGGATGGAGCCGGAGTGCCCGCCCAAGATATTCCTGGCATTTTCCGGATGCGTCAGTTTGAAGCTGCCAGTTGTGGTCTTATCCGTCCAAAACGTGAAGGGATTGCTCTCCTGCATGTTGGCCTTGAGGCCAGACAAAGCGCTGGAGCACGCGGCAGCAGTGTAAGGGCTCACCACGATCCTCTTGAGGTCATAGGAGATATGCTGCGCGTTGATCGTCACGATGCCGTCGAGCGGCTTGGTGATCTTGTAGACCCTGAAGGTCTGCTTGCCGGATCCCCTAAAGGCCGTGGCGACGATCTGCGACCAAAGGGTAATCTGATCATACAGCTGCCCAGTCACAGGGTACCGGATCTCCAGCTCATACGAGCCGTTTCTTTCTTCTTCCACTTCGCAGGAGATGGCATCCACCAGCCGGCCAAGGCCATTGCTGCCGTCCACCGTATCTCTCGCGCCAAAAAGGATAGGGATCATAAGCGCCACCACCTCGGTGTGATCTCGACCTTGGTGATACCAGAGCCGAGCGTGATGTTATTGTCCCCGCCCTTGAGGACGGGGAAATTGTCGGAGCTTAAGGTCAGGTACCGATTGAGGTTGACTGCTCCGTGATGAGCATCCATCAAGGCGCAGTCTATGTCCATGTACTCCTGGCCGTGATTTGCGATGGTCATCGTGTAGGACTCGATGCCAACCGTACCGGCTCCATATACGCGGATCAGCGGCTGAGATTCCCGAGTCTCCGGATTTATGATAAGCCCAGATTCCGTGTAAGTCCTCACCGTCTCGCCAGAGGCGAGAAAACGCTGAGGTTTGCAATTAAACTCGATTGTGAATTTGGCCGAGTCATTTTGTGGCCCTGTTTTGGGCTCCATGACTCCCACCGGGATCGCAAGCCGAAACTCATCCGGATTGTAGGTGTCTGAAAGTTTTGAATATGTCTTGAAGCTGTTCAGGATTCCCACAAATCTGCGGAATTTAGTCGGGAAATTTGTGCGGATAAAAGCCGGGTACTGGATGATCACATTGGGATACCGCCCATCATCCAAAATCAGATCCCCATTGCGGCCAGGGATACTCTGAAAAGTGCGCTCCCTGGGATTGCGAACAAAGGTCGCCTCCCCGGAAATAAAAATACCGTAATTATTGGAAAAATAGCCGTGAAACTGGAAATAATCACTCATGCCCAGGCTCCTTCCCGGCGCCTCGTGTTGGCCACCAGGCGATCCTCGATAATGTCAGCCAGCTCCCTGATGTCCTGGCCGGGTGCCCCGTAGATATTCATTGTGACACCGCCATAATTTGTGGTGTCGCCAGGCGTGACGCCCATGGCACCGCGGACCGCGGACTGGATCATGCTGATCAGGGAGCCGGTGCCCACCACCGTCTCGGATCCTGCCTCTCCCGCTCCCAGGAGGGAGCCGTCACGGCCCTGGCCAAAGATCGTGGGCCGATCCAGGATCATACCATTCTGCATGGCCTTGGCATACCAGCTCACGGAGATGCTCGGTACCTTCACGATCCCACCGATGTCCATCCACGACCAGGAAAAATGAGGCATCTTAAGCCGTGGAAATTCCCAATGAAAATTGAAGAGCCCCTTGATCCGCTCGATGGCGTTGCTGATCGTGTTCTTGATGTTCGTGAAAATTTGGGAGGCCTTTTCCTTTACCGTGTCCCAGTTTTTGTACAAAAGGACGCCCGCGGCTACCAGGCCACCAATGGCAGCCACCGTCAGAGCGATCGGGCCGAGGGAGACACCGCTGAGCACAGTACCCGCCGATCCAACGATGGAGATCACGGAGGACACACCGGACACCAGTTTACCCAGGATCAGCAGCGCCGGGCCGATGGCAGCCACCACCATGCCGACCGTCACGACCATGTCCCTTTGTTCGTCGGTCAGGCCGTTGAACCAGTCCGTAGCCGCCTGCACCTTGTCGCTCACCAGCTGGATCTTGGGAGCCAGCGTCTCTCCCAGTGATGTTGATGCGACATCCAGGGAAGATTTGAGCCTCTCCAAAGATCCGCCGAAGCCACTCATCATGGCGTCGGCCATCTCCGAGGTGGTGCCCTCGATCTGCAAGGAGTCGCTCAGAGCCTGCACCTCTTCCGGCGCCGTGTTGATCAACGCCAACCAGTTTGACATCTGGTTCTTTCCAAAGATGGCGGATGCTGCCGCGATCTGCTCCGATTCAGACAGACCGGCGAATTTGTCATGCAACTCCTGCTGGATCGTGATGGAGTCCTTCATGGAGCCATCAGCGTTGGTGACGGACCAGCCAAGCTGCTTCATGGCCTCCGTGCCTTCCTTGGCCGGAGCTACAAGGCGAGCAAAGCCGGTCTTGAGCGATGTCGCGGATGTGTTGGCATCGATGCCGGCATTGGCCATCACGCCCATGTAAAGGGCCGCATCATTGACGCTGTATCCGGCTGCCGAAAAGACCGGTGCCGCGATACTCATGGAGTCAGCCAGGCTGTCGATGTCCAGCGCAGAGTTGTTACAGGCATTTGCAAAAACGTCCGCATAATGCTCCGCCTCGTCGAAGGAGCCTGCGAAGCCGTTGATCGTTGCCACCAGACCGGCGGAAACGGTATCCAGGTCACCGCCCTCGCCGGCTGCCAGATTCATAGCCGGTGCCAGTGCTGCCGCTGCATCTTCCGCTTTCAGGCCCGCGCGGGCGAAATTGAGGGAGGCCGTCGCTGCGTCTGTCATCCCGAAGGTGGAGTTTGCAGCCGCGTCCTTCATCGCGTTGCTGAGCAACTTTGCCTCATCTTCGGTGTTGCCCATCGTTTTGTTGGTGAGCTGCATGGTCTTATCGACCTCTGCAAAGGACGCGGCACCCTTTATGCCCACCGCCACGAGCGGAGCGGTTACCTTTGCGGTAAGCGACTTGCCGGCCGACTGCATGCCTTTCCCAACGGCATCCAGCTTGCCGGCCATCTCATCAAGCTCGGCCTTCCAGGCCTTGATGCCGGTCGTGTTTTCCAGCTCCCGATTTACTTCCCCGAGCTGGGTTTCCGCATTATTGAGAGCCTGCTTCCACTTCTCAGTGACCTCGGAATTTTCACCGTACTTCTCAGTGGCTCTCTCGACGCCCTGGCGGCACTCCTCGACACGCTTCTTGAGATTTTCCTGCTCTCTGGCAAGCAGTTCGGACTTGGCACGATTCTTTTCCTTGACGGAGGTGTCTTCGTTAAAAGTGCCCTCCAGCTTTTTCATTTCGGAGTTGAGGGTCTTCGTCTCCTCGATGATCTGCTTGAGCTGCTTCCTATACTCGGCCTCACCGTCTATCCCGATTTTAGGTCCAATATTTACGGCCATGCCCTCACCTGCCTTTTATTCCAATGCCATGACCTCATCAAAGGTCATGTGCTTTCTTTCAACGATTTTCGCCACGCCGAGATCCACGGCGCGGAGGCTGATCAGGTCCTTAAGCTCCCCGATCGGCATAAAAAGAGCCTCCGCGTGGCTCATGTGGAACCACGCGAGGGCTGTATAGAGCAACCAAGCGGGCGTCAGCTTGATGCTTCTTGCCCGCTTGCCCCGTTTTTTTGAGGTACCGGCTTGACCTCCACAGAGGTTTTGGTCCCTCGATCAATGGCGGTCTCGATCAGATCCATATAAAGATCAACATCATTGGGATACAAAAACATCTCCAAAATATCACCGGTCAGCTGCTCCGCCTTCTCGCCGTTGCAGGCGACGGCCTTGCAGTACCACCGATTAAGGATCAGGAGGACTTTCCCGATTCTTTCCACGATATCGGAACCGTCCTCTCCACCGGTTACATATTCACCGATTTTTTCCAGCTTACCGCAGAGCTTTGAAAATTCTTTTGCTGCCCCAAGGCAATAAAAAAGCCCATAGGCCTTGCCATTGAGCTCCAGTTTCTTTCCTTCCTCCATTTTTTCTCTCCCCGTTTGTTTTACGCACTAATGCCAAGCTTTGCCTTGAGCGCCGCCTCCGCAGCTGCCTCTGTCGTGTAATCCGTCGCCGGGATCCACTTCCACGTATGCTTTGCGTCGTCCGACCGATAGATGCCAGCAGACAGCTCCTGCGTCTGCCAGTCGATCTCCTCCTCCTGCGTCGCCGCGGAGACAGGCACGACATCAAACATCGTTTTCGCCAGGACAATCGGAGACCAGGATTCCACTCCGCCGCTCATGTACCGGGCGATAAATCCGATACCTACATACGGCACGGACTGATCGTCGTCGTACGGGATCCAGTCGCCACTGGAGGCAGACGGGAGACCCATGATCATCTTTTCCGCTGCGACCAGCAGGCCGTCCACGGTAAGCGTCACGGTTCCTCCGGTAAAGTGCTTGCCAGCACTCTCCGCTTTGACATTATCTGCGTAAAAATCGTTATCGTCAGAGCTCTCAGGCTCGATGTTGACATCTACGCCTCTGGCGAGCTGCTGACCGCTCGTATAGGTCACCTCCGTACCGGATACGGTATAGAGAGCAACATACGGCCTGCTAAAGCCTGTACACACTTTTCCTGCGGCCATTTATAACCTCCTAAATCAGTGAGCTGGCGCGGGCCTCCAGCTCTTTGTCAAAAGCGTCAGCCATCGCCCGCTCAGCCTCATCCTTTGAGGCGCGTGTGGCTTTACTTATCACCGGATTTTTTGCCCTGAAGGACGTCCCGGACTCCATCGCTCGCGCGATCATGGCGTTGGGCTGTCCTTTGGGCCAGCGCGAGGTCCTGGTTTTGTTGTAACCATCAAAACCGACCTTCACATTATGCTCGCCTCCCTGGACCTGCATGTGCGAGATGCCCAGGCCATCCAGGAGGCCACCTTTTTGCACTGCGGACAGACCGCTGATCATCTGTCCGGCAGCGGCGGCCTTTTTGCTGGACTCGATGGGCACCGCCTCTAGCGCGGAGCGGATCTTGTCGGTGACCACCTGGGCACCCACATAGATCGTCCGGCCAATCATCTCGTCCGTCGCCTCAGACAACTTGGTGAGATCGTCAATGTAATTGATGATCCCGCTGCCAACCGTAATTTTTGCCATTTATGCCACCCACCAATCCCAGGTATAGTGGATCAGGCCGGTGTCCTCCTCGTACTGCACGGCGGAGAGCTGCCAGCCTTTGTGAGAGTACCCGGTCATTGAGTTGAGAGCGTCCTGGATGGCGTCGATGGTGGAATCAAATTCCACCTTCGTAAAATAATCGACAGTCCCGTGGAGCTGCTGCTCCGCCTTCCGATTGTCCAGGGGAAGAGAATTCTCTTCCCCATCCTCCATCCAGATCAGGTACGGCGGCCTTTTGTTAGTCCGCCAGTAGTGATAGACGTTTTCTGTGACCGGCGTGAGAGCCTCTTTGATTTTCAAAAGCTTATCCGTAATGGTCGTCATGTCTCCGCCTCCGGATTGATCTCGTCGATCCGCTCCAGGCTGAGATCGGTGGCCAGCAAATCATCCTCATCGGTGACGTGCTGAACCTGCACGATCCTGTACCAGCCCTGGACCGTCTCGCGGGTAAAGGGCGTGAGATAGGCGCGGTCTCTCGTGGAGATCGATGCATCCCTCTCGACCCGGATCAGGAGATCAACCTGATCCTGATTCCCCCTGGCCGTCCAAAAGCGCGTGATGCCGACGGTTCTGTTGGCGTAATAGCTCTTGGTCCTCACCGTGTCCCACACCGGCTGCGGCATGAGACCAGGCTCGGCAGTCTCGCGCTTTTTGTAAATCGTGACGATGCCTGCGTCTCGCCTCATGCTTTAGTCCTCCGCCATTATCTGCGCAAAAATCCGATTATTAAGCGCCCAGCGGAGCATCCGAGGCATGGGCTCGTCAACAGCGCGCTTACGGTAGAGGTAAGCCGCATACATGACGACCAGCTGGCCATCTTCGACGGTGCCGGAGAGCATGAGCCCCTCCCGCCGGATCATTGCCTTGGCAGAATTGATCAGCTGGGTGAGGTACTCGTCCCGCGTGGTGTCCGTCGGGATGATGTCCAGGTTATATTTCAGGGCCGTCAAAATCTGCTCCGTGTTCATGCCTCATCACTCCTTACTCTTATTCGTTTGCAGTGTCCGCAGCAAAGGTCACGTCGCCGGCAGCGGGCGTCTTGCCATTGATGCCGATCGCGACAAAGGCCTTGGCATCAAGCACCTTGCCATCGTAGCGGGCCGTACCCTTGAAGCCGGTCTGATCCTCGACCCAGAAGGCGTGCTCGCTGGTGTTGATCTGGGTGCCGGCACGCTCCGCCAGGAGATACAGATCAAAGTAGCCACCGATGATCACATTATCCGGCACAAAGTTGAGAACGACGATATCACCGCCCACGACGGGCATCTGGCTGTTGATGCCGGCCACCAGGGCACCAGCAGCGTTGACCTCAAGGGAGTTGGCCATCAGTGTGGCTCTGGTCGTGTCGTTCATGACCCAGGTCTTCTCTCCACGGGAATACTTGGAGCTGGTCTTGCCAGAGTCAAGGATCAGGGCCTTGACAAGAGCCTTGTCAGTGACAGACGCTGCATGAGAGATGATGTTGCCAGCATCGATGCCGGTCATAACGCCGACCGGCATCTTGGTGCCAGTGCCGTAGAGGATAGCCTTATCCAGGGCGTAGCCAATGGCCTGACCAAGGACGCTGATCAGCTCGGCAGCCAGATCGATGTCGGAGTCTTCCAGGACTGCATTGCAAATCCGGAAGTAGCCGCCCACCTTGTAGCCGTCAACCTCGACCTGATTGAAGGCAAGGTCTAATTCGTTAAGGTTGGCACACATTTCGGTCCATACCGCTTCCGGGATGGCTCCCTCAATGACCATGCGGCCGGTGCCAGGCACTCTCTTCAGGTTTGTGCGGTTGTAAAGTTTGGAATAATCAACAATATTTTCGCGGAGCAGCCCGAGCATCACCTTCGGGATCAGCAGTCCAGCGTTGGTGATAGCTCTCTTCTCCTTGATTGCGGTCCGGACCTCTGCCAGGAAGTTCTTGACGTCCTCGCGAGCGACAAAAGCCTCACGCTCCTGCATGGTCATCCGGGTGAAAAAGCTCTCTCTGGTTTTCATTTCCACATTTCCTCCTCTTTTTTCGGGCTGCGGCTCAGCGTTGCGCTTTTCGGCAGCCTCTCTGGCTGCTCTCTGTGCCTCTTCCTCAGCGGCGAGCTCGCCTTCCAGCTGCTCGACCTCTGTCTCCAGGGCTCCCTTGGCAGCCTCATGCTCTTCTTTTTCGGCGTTGAATTTCTCGACCTCTTCCTCAACGGCCTTCTGCTCGTCCTCGGTCTCCGCCTCGTTGATTGCGGCCTCAATATCAGCTTCACGCTGAGTAAATTCCGCGTCTTTTGCTCTCAGCTTCTCAAGATCCGCCTTTCTGAGGTCGATCTTGCGTCTGAGCATCATGGTTTTAAGCATTTTCGCATTCTCCTTTCAGAGTTTTACGGACCTTCGCCGCCCAGGCATCGTGCTGGCGCTTTTTGACCTGCTCCAGATCACGCTTTCTGGCGTTGACGTTGGTCTCCTCATATGCCGGGAAGGTACAAACAGACACTTCCCAAAGCTTGACCTCACGGATCGTCCAGTGCACCGAACCATCTTCGC